AAATACGGCACGATAGCATTCGCCTATTGCAAAAAGCCACGAAAGAAGCCCTGGATAGCCTGGATCCGCAAAAGATTTATGCGCTCGCACGCCTGCGCTCGGCTACCAGGAAAGAGGATACACAGGATCAAAAGGAGCCGGATATCGACCGGCCGCGGATGTTTCTCGAAGATATGGAGTTTGCCGTGAAGATATTGCAAGAGGTGGATCCGCAGGCATTAAAATTGTTTGGGAAACATTTCGGGCTGATCGTGCGGCGGTGGAAGGACGAGCATAGCTCGTAGCAGCTCAGCTGATAGTCCCGATAGATCGGGACAACTTAGAGCTATGAGCTATGAGCTAAATTGCTAATAAATCGCGAAGCGAATTATGAAAAAACGACCAAAGATAACCGAATACCGATTCGATCAGTGGGCCGAGGACCTGGCCGACTGGATCCAGGAGAATGTCTCGCCCTTCGAGGGAGACACCCCGGAGAAGCAGAAAGAGCGGATCGATCGTGCAAAGCGGGATAAGCTTTTTTTTATGAAGACATATCTCCCGCATTACTTCTATGCCGAGTTCGAGGACTTCCACGAGGAATGGTCGGAGCTTGCCGATGTACGGGATGAGATCGTGCCGGTGGCGGCCCCTCGGGAGCACGCCAAGAGCACCTTTTTTTCCTTTGGGGTGCCGCTCCATGATATCTGCCATGAGATCAGACATTTTATTTTATTAATATCCGATACCAATGATCAGGCAACGGGGTTCACATTGCCGATCCGCGCGGAGCTGGAGGAGAACCCGCGCATCAAACATGACTTCGGCGAGCTGAAAAGCCCGTATGGCAGGCGCAGCGCTACATGGCAGCAGAGTGATTTTGTAACGAGTAACAACGTGCGCGTGCTGGCACGGGGACATGGGGAAAAAGTCCGCGGCATAAAGCACAGGCAGTACCGGCCGGACCGGGCGATTATAGATGACTTTGAGAATGATCAGAATGTGAAGAATCCCAAGCTCGTAAAAGACGGCCTGGACTGGCTTCTCCAGACAGTGTTCGGTTCGCTTGAAGAAAATTATTCCATGCTTATGGTGGGAAACCTTTTTGCGCCGCGCAGCATACTCTCCCAGTTCATCAATATGATAGACGAGGAAACAGGCGAAAAGCTTTATCCTTATGCAAAGGTATATGATTGCTGGATCGACTATGAAAAGCCCGAACAGCGGCCGCTTTGGCCTGCCCGCTGGACAGCGGAGCGCCTGGAGAAACGCAGGCGCAAGATGGGTACGGTACGATTTAACAAAGAGATGCGCAATATGGTGGGGGCAGAGGACAGCTCCATCAAGGAATCCTGGCTTCTTTATGTGGCCAAGGTAGAGCTCCTGGTCAGAAAGGAATGGCAGATTGCGGCCTTTCTGGACCCGTCCGGCAAGAGCAATGAGCGAAACGATTTCAAGGCGATCGTTGTTGTCGGCAAGGATAAAGAAACCAGACTAATGGACGTGGTCCATGCCTGGATCCGGCACGCTACGATCAACGCCATGTGGGAGATGGTCTGGCAGATCGACGAGGAGTTCGGGTGTGGTATGGGCGTTGAGACCAATATGTTTGAGGATTTTTTGATCGACTCCTATAAGGCCCATGCGGAAAAGGCGGGACGATATATACGGCTCATCAAGGAGCATCATACCACCGAAAAGATCGCCCGGGTAGTGAACCGGCTCCAGCCGCTGATCGAGTTCGGAAAGCTCCGGTTCGTCAAGGGGCAGTCGGATCAGGATATCCTGGTAGAGCAGATTATCTATATCGATGATCCCAATGTGCACGATGACGGCCCCGATTCTCTGGAAGGGGCGGTGGCCCAGGTACAGGGAGCAGGCATGGCCATCAGCCTGAGCCGTGACCCGGAGCGGCAGAAATTCATGAGTGGAGGCGATCACGATATATTGCATCGGGCGTCCGGCGGCCACGGGATTTTCGGCAGATTTCGAGATAGACTTAGGAGGGCAGCCTAAAAGAAAAGATAGCCACCAAGATTCGCCACCAAGACACTAAGGCACTAAGAAAAAAATATTATTATACTTTGTGCCTTCGGGCCTTAGTGGCAAGGAGTTGAGATGGGAATCAAAGAACGGATCATCAAATATTTTGCCAGGGATATTATTGAACAGCAGGTGACGGAGGGCATAAAAAAGGCCCGCATGGCGTTGCCGATCACGGCGAATTATGACCCGAATAATGAGGGTTATCGCAAGTTGACCGGCGATGGTCAGCAGCGCCGGGATCTGGCGGGCATCAGTCAGGACCGTATGTTCGAGGTAGCCTATTTCATGTGGGATAGTTCTGCCATGACAAAACGTATGGCAAAGATGGATAAGGGCTTTTTATTTGCCGAACCCATCACAGTGAGCTCGGAGGATGAAACTGTCCAGGAAATTATCGATACCTTTCAGGACGACCCGGCGAATAATATGGCCCTCAAATTTCCTGACCGGATTATGTGGCTGGGATTATTAGGGGAACAATGCTGGCCTGTGGAGGTGAACCCCCAGAATGGCCATGTGCGGCTTTTGTATGTTGACCCATCTCACATCAAGGAGATTTATCTTAATCCGGATAATATCGAAGAGGCATGGCAGGTGGAACTTTTAGGCCGGGCAGGACGGCCGGGTAGAAAAATGGAGATTATCCGCCAGGATTGGGGCGATGCGAATTCATCTGTATTCGGCAAATTTACAGGCGAGACCTTCTTTTTCTCGATCAATCATCCACCTAATAGCCCGAGAGGGCGGTCTGATTTTTTGACCCTGTATGACTGGATCGATGGCCTTGAGCGTTATGGGTTTAATTACCTGGAGCGTGCCGAGTTTTTATTGAATTTTATCTGGGATGTCTTGTTAGAGGGAATGAATGAAGAAGAAATCCGAGAATGGAGCCGGGACAATCCACCGCCACAGGCGGGCTCGATACGGGCGCATAATGAACGGGTGAAATGGAATGCAGTGGCGCCGCAGCTTAATGCCGTTGATATGAAGACAGGATTCGATGCAATCAAGGGTTTTATTATGGGCGCCGCAGGCCGGCCCGATTCCTGGTTTGGCGGCGGCGGCAAGGCATATCAAACAGAGGCCGAACAATTCGGCCAGGTCCCGATCAAGGATCTGGACGAACGCCAGCTCCACATAAAGGCCATATATACACAGGTAATCCAATTTGTAATCGATCAGGCCGTGATTCATAAGCGGCTTTCAGAGAAGCGGGCCGAGGCAGGATTCAACATTAATATGCCGGAGATATCTAAAAACGATCTAACCAGCCTCATGACCGGAATGCCGCAATTAGCAACGGCTATGATAGTGGCGGAGGATAACGGATGGATGGCACACGATACTGCAGTACACCTGTTTGCTTTTGTAACAAGCCAATTAGGATACGAGATAGATGCGAAGGCTGAGCTGGAAAAGGCAAAGAAAAAGAAGGATACCGAGGGACTGGAAGACTACTTAAAATAATCAATGAAAAATTAGCAATTAGCAATTAGCAACGAAAAGATGGCGAGCAAGGAGCAAATATTTCAAAGGAAGGTGAAGCAGCTTATTAAGCAGGCGGATCGTCTTGAGGACCAGGCGGTGAAGCGGGTGATCAGGCAATTGAATACTGCGCGCAAAGAGGTAGCCGCTACCGTGGCATCCACGGAATGGCAGGCCTATCATCTGCCTGAGATGAAGGCAGCAATAGAGCGGACCATGCAAGAATTTGGCCGAACATACGGAGTGGAACTCAGAGAGGCGCAGCGCTCTTTCTGGGAGGCAGGAATCGACAGGGTGGATATTCCGCTGCGGGAGATTGGCGTTTATCAGGCCATACCGGAGATAGATATGACGGCGCTTTCTATCTTGCAAGATTATGGGGCGGATCTGGTAGGGGGATTGAGCAAGGATGTGATCAAAAAGATCAATCAGGAGCTTACCCTGGGCATTATGGGACAGAAATCGCCCTATGATGTAATGGGCGCGATAGGACGGAAGTTAAAAGATAAATCGATTTTTAGATCCATTGCAGTTAGGGCGGAGACTATCACCCGGACAGAGGCCGGAAGGGTGCTGGAGGCGGCAGGTCAGGCACGAAAAGAAAAGGCGGCACAGGTGGTCCCGGGATTACAAAAGCAATGGTTTTACGGGCATTCACCAAAGATGCCGAGACTGGATCATATGGCGGCGGACGGCCAGATCCGGGACGTGGATAAGCCCTTTAATGTAGGCGGAGAAGAACTTATGTATCCGCGGGATCCGGGGGGGTCCGCCCGGAATACAATTAATTGTGGCTGCAGCAGCATACCGTATCATCCCAGATGGGAGGAAGTCTCAAATGAGATGGCTGCTACAGGCTAATAAATTGCCACAAAGACACCAAGACACAAAGCCTTTCGACGGGCTCATGGCCGTGAGCAAAGTCGAACGGTTTAATTTTTAAATTTTATATTCTTAGTGGCTTTGTGACTTCGTGGCGAATAAAAAAGGGAGGAAATCATGGGAGCAGAAGAGGAAAAGAAGGGCCAGGAGCTGATTAAAAAGGAAGAGGAACTCAAGGCAAAGGAGAAGTATCTGGATGATCTTCAGAAATTTTTTGAGGAAAAAGAAAAGAAAATGGCCGAGCGGGAAAAAACCCTGGTCTCTGTACTTGAAACAGGACCTGCAGCTAAGAAGCCGCTGAGCGAAGAAGATAAAAAGCTCATCAAGGAAGGTTGCACGGCCTATGGAATAGCGGAGAAATATCTTTTCGCTGCCGGGATAGATGTGCTTACAAAAAAGGCCGTGTTAGTGACCAATGGCGGAGCAAAGGTTAGATATGCAAAGGGCGATAAAGTCGAGAAATTGGACCCTGTGCGGGTGGATGGTATTTCCAGGAAGAAGCCGCGATATGTAGCGGGGAAAAAGAAATAGGATTAAAGAGGTTCACCGTTCACCGTTCACCGTTCTGGGTTCTGTCCCTATACAGCGGGATTTGAGCCCCTGTACCGTGAACCCTAAGAAACGGAGGTAAATCATGACCATCAAAAAGAAAAAGAAAACTGATCCGCCTGATCGGTCAAAGACGGACATCAGCCTGGATGATATCAGAGATATGCTCTATCAGGCTTTGGAGCAAAAGGGAAACGATATCTATCTGAACCAGGTATATGGCTCGTATATGATTTATGAGCAGGATGGGAAATATTTCAGGCTGCCGTATTCCATCCTCGAGGGCGAGGTGCAATTAGGCAGCGAGCCGGTGGAGGTAGAGCGCGTGTGGGTGGAGGCGAAAGCCCAGCAGGCCGAACTCGACGACGGGCTGAATATGCTTATGCGCCTGGGCCAGGCTCAGAATCAGGAAGGCACCGCCTGGGATGTCACGGTATGTGCACCGGGGTTCACAAAGAACGGATGGTATCTGCCCGAGGATGTGCTCAGACAAAGCGCGGGACTTTTCAACAATACGGATGTGAATATTTATGAGATACCGGACAAGGGCGCCACGCACGTCGACCACTCATTATTCGATGTCAAAAGCCTGCTTGTAAAGAATAAGGCCGGCTGGCTCGAAGGGGCGCGTTATGTCGCAGGCGAGGGGATTAAGGCAACACTTCATTTTCTGGATTCGTTTCAGTGGATGGGGAGAAATCTGCTCGATGCCATGAATAAAGGAGCCACGGTGTATGGGCTCTCGTGGGATGCGGGCGTGAAGGCAACAAAGGAGACGATCAGCAACCGGCTGGTTATGAAACTCCTGGAGTTTCTGGCGGTCGATTCCGTTGATATCGTGACCCGCCCGGCTGCGGGCGGGGCATTTAACAGGGCCATCGCATCGATGGCTCACAAACAAAGGGAGGATATTATGGACCGAGAACAATTACTTACACTCATAGGCGAAAAGAGACCCGATCTGCTCAAGGGGAAAGACCTGGAAAAGGTCACCGACGAGCAGGTAGTGGAATTTGCTCGCATGGCAATGGAGCCCACTGTCACACCTCCCGGTGGAGATAATGGGACCGGCGGCGGGAATGACGATCCGCCTGAATCGGATAATACACATGTCACAAGAGACGAATTAGCCAGGTTCCGTTGCGAGATGGATCTGGATAAGGCGCTGGACAAGAGCGATCTGCCGGATGCGGCACAGGACCGCATACGGGCCGTATTCAGTGAAACCGTAGAAGGCGCGGAGCGGGTGAGGATTTTTACGGGAGAGCAGCTCGAGAAGGCCATCGCGGATGAAAAGGATTACCTGGCGAAGATGACATCCAAACCCGAGGGCGACGGTGTGCCGGCATCACATATCGTGATGGGCCTGGGCACGCTTGAGCGTGCACAGATGGCAGTGGATCGGATGTTCGGGCTGACTAAAGAGGATGTGGAGGCAATGGCCCGGATGGAAACCCTTGAGAATCAGCCATTTTTCATGGAGCGCACGGGGGCTGCGGAATTCCATGTGCGCAGCGCACAGGATGTTGCGGACTATGATCAGGTGCCGAGTTTTCGGGATATCCGGGAGATGTACTCCTTTTTTACAGGGGATAAAGAGGTAACCGGGTTTTTCAACCGGAAGAATCTTCCCCCAGATCTGAGGAGCAGAATGGATATTACCAGCTCTACGTTTACCTACGTGTTGGGCAATACAATGGGCCGCAGGCTGGTTAAGGCATACAGAGAGGCGGACTATCTGGAACGACTGTTGATCAGTGTCAAAAAGAAGGTTAAGGATTTTAGAACCCAGGAGGCTGTGCTCGTGGGCGGGTTTCCTGATCTTGCCGATGTGGACCCGGAGGCAGCGGATTATGCGGAGATTTCTGCCGTGACAGATGAAGAATCCACATACTCATTAGGGCAAAAGGGGAATCTCCTGACCATCTCACGCAAAACTATTATTAATGATGACCTCACCATCGTAATGCGGTTAGTCAATGCGATTGGCAGGGCAGCCCGACGGACCCACGGCCAGTATGTGTGGGATATGTATATCGATAATGATAATTGCACGGATGGCACTGCGGTATTTACCGGTGGCCACGCTAATCTTGGGGCCACGGCCCTTAGCCATACCACCGCATTGGTGGCATGGAAGGCATTGGCTGGCATGACGGAGAAGGATTCGAGCAAATATTTAGGGTTGCTGGATGGCGCAGATGTGGTTGTTAATCTGGTTGGACCCACCGCGATCAAGGAATTGATCGGCCGGATCGAAAAGGAAGAGTTTTATTATTCCGCGAATGATTTGACCAATAAACTTCCTAATTCGCTTTATGGCCAGATCAAGGGGCATACCCTGAGTCTGCTCAATGCGGATGCCAATGACTGGTTTATGATCTTGCCGGCGGAGATTGTCGAGCTTATCGAGATGGGATATCTGAATGGAAGGGAAGAGCCTGAGATGTTTGTGGCGGATTCTCCCCAGAGCGAACAGATATTCGTGGCGGATAAGATCCGGCATAAGATCAGACATGAGTATGCAGGTACTCCGGTGGATTATCGCGGGGCGTATAAGGCTGTAGTGACATAATAAAGTAGGTTCTACGTTCACCGTTTACCGTTCTCTGACAGACCCGCCCGCCTCGCCTGAGCGAGAGCGATGGAGGGCAGGCAACGGATAACGGACAACTAACTAAACTGGAGGTTTTTATCATGAAAAAGTTTTTTCTAAAATCAATGGTAGCCATAATCGCTATGTTTTTCATCATGGCCTTTCTGGCGCCACAGGCAAATGCTACTACCTATCACGTAAAAAAGGTATTTTCACGGATGTCGGCCAATGCCGGGGAGACGGTCGTTACCGGACAGGTGGTCGCGATCAAGGATTCCGATGGCGAGGCATATAAGGCGGACGCAAACGTCACCTATCTGAGGCCTGCCGTGGGCATCGTAGGAAGTAAGGACGGCGGCGACGGCGAGGCAATCGAGATTATCACCAGTGGTATTCTCTCAGGATGGAGCAGCCTTGCAGAGGGAGATGCGGCATATCTCTCTGAGACCGCAGGGGCCGTAACACAGGACCTACCGGAATGGGTGCAAAATATCGGGGTGGCGCTCAATACTACCGATTATTATTTTAACTTTGCCGATACACGAGATCCGGAGGTGACCCTCGAATATTTTACGGTGAACCCTATTACCGCAGGTATAGCGGGCGGGGCAGCAACCGGGGCCACAGGTGATGAGAATGTGATGATATTCGGGAAAAATGTCTTCGAGTATCATATTCTCGGCACCCAGACCATACTGGCGCCGGTTATCAGCGCTGACGGCCTCGAGGTAAATCTCGATGATACGGCCGCCGACGGCCTTGAGATCAGCCAGGGCATCACGGCCAGAAGCCCGTCCGCATTTACGGTGGGTACCGACTCGTTTTACCTCAAGGTGAAATTTACCATCGATGATGTCACGGGCACGGATGACTGTGCTGTGGGCTTCCACGGGGATGAGGATTACCAGGCAAATATCGATGATTATAACGACATGGCTGTGCTGAATGTGATCTCGGGCGCTATCAATATCGAGACCATCGACGATGACGGCGAAACCACCACGACCGATACCACGGATACCTGGGGGGATGGTGAGACCTATACCCTGGCGGTATATGTGGATAGTGACGGCGCAGTTACCTATACGATCGACGGGGCCGCTCCAACCACGACCAAAGCTCATAGCATCGATTCCGGCGACGTGGTCGTACCGTTTTTCTTCCAGCTCCAGGCGACCGACAAAAGCGAAGTAAACCTGATCTCCTGGGAATGTGGGATTCAGTAAGAAAAGACGTTCACCGTTCATGGTTCATTGTTTTCCGATGGTTAATAATGAGCAGGCAATGGATAACGATAATGATGGGCAAATAGCCCAAACGAGGGAATCCCGATTTATCCCGATACTTTGGGATTTATCGGGATTCAAAGGAAGGTTAAAACATCATGGCAAATACAAATAAGAATCCACGAGGATTGCCACGTCCACAGGATGGCAGGGGTGGAGGTAATGGAATGCGAGGCGGCCGCAGAGGCGGCAGGAATACGCAGCCATGCCCCGATGGCGGGCCTGGAAAAGGCCAGGGCGGCGGTAGAGGCAAGGGGGGAAACAGATAATGAAGAGATTGAAATTTTTAATCCCTGCAATCGGGATCCTGATGACAGTATCTGGCTGTGGTTTAATGAATGTTAAAACTGAGATAACCGATCCCGATGGTAAAACCTGGACCGTAAATAGTAAATCCGATGCTCTTGTGCAGATTAAGACAAAGGATACAGAGGCTACAGTGGACAATCGAGGCCGTCCCAGCACGATGGAGAACATACTTGGCCTGGCCTTGACCAAAACCAATGTCCATCTTGGCTTGAGTAATCAGCCTGGAATCGAGAAATAATGACCACACGACAGGACTATGTAACCGCGATAGATTATCTGGTGTCCGGCGATCATGCACTGGATGTCGGGGAGAAAATCCTTGCGATCAGCCAGGCGATCAAGGAGCACTCAAAACACCGGCCACAGATTGTGGTTGAGGATTTCGATGGGGACGGCGGATTCGATTATGCCATCTCCGGATTTGCCTCCTGGAGCGATGGGTTCTCTGTGATCAAGACGGTGGAATATCCGGTGGACGATGATGATGAGACCCCTGATCTTCTTCAGGACGACGAATGGATGATCTATGAGAAACCCGCCGGAAAATATCTGCGGTTTAAGGAAGATGAACCTACCGCTGATGAGGTTTTCCGGGTGGCCTATACAGCGCTGCACACATGCACGGATAGTGCGTGCACGGTGAATGATTTTGATGATGAGGCTGTAGAGGCCCTGGCCTCCGCTTTTTTCTGCGATATGCTGGCCACCTACTATGCACAGAATCAGGATTCGACCATCGATGCGGACAGCGTGGACCATACAAGCAAATCACGGGATTATGCGGCGCGGGCAAAGGCATACCGGAAGGTCTATTTCGATCACCTGGGATCCAAAGAAGGCCAGACATCGGCTGCAAGCGTGACCAGGGATCAGGATCTGAAAGGATCCTGGGGAAGTGATAAGCTGACGCATAAGGGGAAATTCCGATAGATCGGAATCAGCAGTTTAGCTCATGGCAGCTTAGCTCATAGCCCTAAACTGCTAAATTGCTATCAGCTATCAGCTATCAGCTATCAGCTATCAGCTAATTAAACCAAAGGTTTTACCATGCTTAAAGTAGGAATAAAGTCGGATTTAACGGCCGTTAAAGAGCTTTCAAAGCGCTATCCGAAGGCATCAAAGGCCGCACGATATGCCAAGATTACCGAGGCGGTGAACCTGCTCGAGCGGGCCGTGAAAAAGAATGCGCCCTATGGCGCCGGCCCGATCCATATGCGGGATACCATTCATGGGAAGGTGAGCATTTCCGGCGCACGAGTGGCCGGTATCGTGGGCACGCCGGCTGAATACGGCGAGCCGGTCGAGATGGGCACAAAGCCGCATTTTCCGCCTGTAAGGCCGATTCAGTTCTGGGTGGAGCGGAAGCTCGGGTATAGCGGAGATGAGGCAGCCAGCGTGGCGTTTTTAATCGCTCGTGCCATTTCCAGGCGCGGCACCAAGGGAAAGAAAATGTTTTCCACGGGATTCGAGGAGAACGAGGCGCGGGTGCTCCGGATCCTGAATGAAATTCCGGATGAGATCGTGAGGAGGTTACAGAGATGAGCGAGGTCTTAATTCGGGCACAGATCAAATCGATACTCTCCGGCGTGACCGGGGTCAGCAATGTGCACGATTATCAGCGCTGGGCCGATCGATGGGATGCGTTTCTCAGTTATTTTAAGGACAGCAACGACACAATCAACGGCTGGACCATTACCAGGGAAAAGACACCTGCTCTCTGTGCATCGGTCACCCACGATGAGCGAAGACATGCTTTCCGCATTCGTGGCTATTATGGCCTGCGGGATGCCGATGAAACCGAAATTACGTTTCAAGCCCTCATAGAAGCTGTCTGCGCCGCATTCAGGGCAAAACGTACACTCAACAGCACGGCAGAGGATACCGATCCTGTGCAGGTCGAGATTGTAGAATTACGCGTATTCGGTACCGTGCTCTGTCACTATTGTGAGCTTTTGCTCGTGGCAGAGGAATTTGAAGACTGGAGTTAAGGAGATATAGCATGAACCCCTACAAAGGAATCGTACAAATATCGTGTACCAAAAAGAAGGGCTGTCTGAGGAATCTCAAGGTTAACAATGTTCAGCCCGGGTGCATGGATTGTCCGGAGGCACTCACCCGGATCCTGGATTTGGATGGAAACGTGATCTTTGAGTATCGATCCCCTGTAATTAAGACAGGGAAGCGGTTAAAAAATAAATAAGGTTCTGCGTTCACCGTTCATGGTTCAGGATTAACCTTTGAACCGTGAACCTTTGAACCTTGAACCCACAACACGGAGGGTTTATTATGGGTTACCCAATTCACGGAAAGGTGGTTCGGATCGATAAAAACGGCACCGATATTGCCTTTACTACCGGCTACAGCATCACCTTTAATCTGGACATGGATGAGATCACGGCACAGGGAGCCAACTGGAAATCATGGCTGCCCGGATGCAGCGAATGGGATGGATCAATGGAACTTATGTTCGATCCGTCCAATACCGAGCAAAAGGCGCTTATGGATAACATCATCAATGCCACCCCGGGCACAAAGCTCACGGATGTGACATTCGAGCTGGAGGATTCAGGCGACAATTTCTCAGGCGATATCTATATCATCTCGTTTCCTGTCACGGCAAACCTGGGTGGAAAGGTAACGTGCTCGTTCTCATTCAAGGGCGATGGGGCACCAGCGCTGACAATAGCTTAAATAATAATTTAGGAATTTAGGGATTCAGGGATTCAGTCCCGATACATCGGGACTCAATTCCTCAATTCGCAATCCCTAAATCTAAAACCGGAGGTTTACAATGTCCGCTACACATGGAAAACTCGGGGCCATTTATCGCCTGCGCCCGAACGGGTTTAAGGGCGACGGCCTGAACGACGTCACTTGGGGAACGGGGTTCTCCGGCGCAGC